CCTCCAAATGTTACTCTGCTTTGCCTTTCCTGATGGATTGGCATCGCTGGATGCTCTTCTTTATGGAGATCATTTTCAATCGCAGTTGTCTTTTCGTTGGTAAGATTACGGAAGTATTCGTCCCGATCCTCTTTTGTTTCAACTGGACAACGCATTAACAATAATCCGCCGATTCCTATGACACCTTTGTATTTGCCGTCTGCGATAGAAGGTAAATCCAGTCTATCGGGATACTCATCTGATTTTACAAATTCATACCCACTTCGTAATCTGCCAATGATATTTTTTTCATCAGCCATGCCACGATATTCAGCTCTTACCCACCTGTGGTGAAAACCTTCAGGTGCTTCAGGTGCTTCAAGGTTGCTGGGAGGGACCCATCCCCTCTTACGAACATCCTTTTCACGGGTTTCTAATTTGCGTGAGGTTTTGTTTATCTTCTCAGTCATATTACGCCTCCTTCACGTGTTTTGCGTACTCTTCAAGTGGCACACCAAGTTTTTTTGCGATAGCTACCTGTGAGGGTGTGAGTTTCACAGTGCGGCGTCCAGATTTTGTCGATCTATTTGCAGAGGCAACCGTCTGAACTACTCGGCTGCTCTTGTCTTTATCCTCAAATTTATGAGGAAACTCTTTTTTTATTCTTTTGTCAAGTTCTTTATAATACTCATCACTCTTTCCGTCAAACCCTTCATCTTGAATAAGTTTTTTATGAATAGATAAAACAGTATAAGTCATTGCTTCATTTGTACCAAACCATTCATTTTTTTCAGCCCATGCCTCCGCTTTCGGGTCAGGCTGCTGTTTAGTTGGAGGAGGAGTAAAGTCATCTTTTTTAGGACTTTCTTTTTTATTTTCTCTTTGTTTTATAGAAGCATCAGCTCTTTCTTCTTCAATAGCTAATCTAGCAATAGCTTTATTTGCTTCGACTTGAGCTTTTGCATCACCAGAATTAATAGCTTGTTGTAAAACACTTTGAGCTTTGTCCATTTCAGATTGAACTCTTTTTTTATATTCATCTAAATAACCTGAATCAATTTGTTTAACTTTACCGACAGCCTCATCACGTTCTTTTTTTACTGATTGAGCATATTTTAAAGCTTCTTCTTTTTGACGTTCTGCCTCTCTGATTTTAAAAGTTAGTTTATCAATTCTTTTTTTTACTGTTTGAGAATACTCTTCTTCTTCTTTGTGTTCTTCTTTTATCTCTTCTTTTACTTCAACCGAAGAATTGTCCTCTTTTACCTCTCCTTCTTTTACCTCTTCTTCTTTTAATTCGATCTCAACGGGATCACCAGAAGTATCTATTGGGACCATTTTTTCGTTTTGTGATTGTACTTGTTGCATAGACTTCTCCATGTTTATAAAATGTTAGCTGGCAATATGTCTCTTGGATCATCAACGACAGCCAGTATTTCATCCTCGTTAATAATGCGCAACTCACCACCATCAATCTTTACTCGAGATCCAGCATAGCGAGTTATTATAACCCAATCACCTTCTTTACACCAAGGTCCATCGGGGTATCTCTCTTTATCTGTGTAGCATAAAGAACCAGTCTTTAACACTTTACAAATATTTGTTGTAATTTGCGATTCTTCAATAGTTTCATCTGTTAAAATAATACCAGACTTTGTTTTCTTTTCTAATTTTAAAGGAAATAAAACTATTCTCCAACCAACAGGTTTAGGAACTTTTTCTAATTCGTTTTTATTTTTTTCTGCCTGCGCACCGTCCCAAACATGTTTAGGCATAATTATCTTAGATTTATTCATCTTCTAGCTCCTGTTTTTTTAGCAGGTCCGTGAGTTCCTGTTCTTCTTGTTTAAGCGCGGCTAATTTTCCAGTCAAATATCTATAATCTGCCCAGTCTTTAGCCAATCCACTTAGTATAGACTGCTCAACTGCCTTTTGTCTATCAATTAATTGTTTTTTATAATAAGTAAAAAAATTCTCTAAGCGCATGATTTCATTTGATCCGATAATTTTTTACAGCGATTTGGAGTTTGACGATTCCATTTCGAATTCAACATCTCTAGACTCGCACCTTCAAAATTTCGGTCTTGCAGGCATTTCCACATATTTTTGAACTTGAACACGCCTGTAGGGCCAAGCTGATACACCATCTCCGTTATAGTGTGCTGCGCTAAAATAGGCAAATCAGCAACGCCATGATCTTGCATGAGTTGTCTAGCTTTACCAATTGCTTTATTTAAATCTTTATCAAATACTTCTTGTAATTCTTCTTTGGTATATGTTTTACCCTCTTCAAACTTATCTTCGTGCACTACTTTATGGCCCCAACCTATTGTGCGAAATCCTTCCGTGTCCATGTACACGTGATCTCTAAAACCTTCGGATAATTTTACGGAACCAGCTAATTCGTCGTAAGTCATTTCTTCTTTTCTACTCCTTTAATTTTGCCTTTATTTCTTGATGCGTAAAAAACTTTTTTAGCATCTTTGCCATAAGTCTTTTTCATAGATTTCATTATTTTTCTACCTTTTTTTGTAAGAGGCATTATTTTTTCTTTTTTACTGATCCACCTTTTTTCAAGAAACCCATTTTATTTCTAACTGTTTTAGGTAATTTTGGTAATCCTTTGCTTCCTTTTGGAACTGGTTTTAATTTCTTTTTCATTACTTAGCTATTCCTTTCGCCTTCTCGAAGGAGCGCATACCCGCGACGCCGAGCATTGAAGTGACAATTGCTAGAAGGGGCCCAGTTTCTATAGCAGGTGGTACAATATCTATACCTGAGAATTTTGCATACCATTCAATACAGGGAGATAGGATAAACCGCCGATTAAATTTAGCATTTTTTAAGCTGCTCCTGTCATTTGACTTAGAATAAAAAGGACAATAATAGCAACAATACCTGCCTTAATCCAATCCTTCATTTTCCAGTCGGACCATTCTTTTAAATGCTCCCACAAATCTTTTAGTAGATTCATAAAACCTCCTTTGGTTTAGTAAACAAAGTATACTATTTTACGCCTTTGAATGCTACCTTTTTAATCTGCGCATTGCTTGTTTGACCTTTTGGACCTGCACCTTTATTGTTTTTTACAACAAAAGCAGGGAAAGTCATTGCAGCATCCGATCCGACTTTCATTGTTGGAAAAGGATTTTTTGCAGAAACAGTAGTCATTTTTGCATTTTTAAATTTCATTTTTTGCCTCAATGTATTGTTGGTTTTTCTTCATCTAATTCTTGTAAAGCATGTTTTATAAATAGTAAAGTCTGCTCTTCCGAATAACCTTTTTCATCAAACAATTCTTTTACTTTTACCATTAATGCCTCTGCCATTATTAGGGCTAAAGTAGGAGAATTCACATTTTGTTTAACAAAAGAGTCTATTTTTTGAATAAAATTGTCAAATATTTGTTGAGGACTAGTTATCATTTTCTTTGTGCATCAAGTTTTTTAAGATTAATATTAGCTCTTAATTGAGCTATATCTTCTTGTGATTCAATACGAGCGTTATCAATTTTGTCTTTTTGTTGTAATTTCTGCTGTTCAAAACCAAGTTTCGCTTGATCAATTTGTAATTTTGCCTGATCACTCATCGCACGTTGTTGTAGTTCTTGTTGTTTTAATTGAATAACAGGATCAGGTTGACCAGCTCCACTCATTTGTGATTGCAGTTGTTGAGTCTCTGCTAAAAACTGTGCTTCAAGAATAGCTACTTGAGCTTCTTTCATTTCACTTAATTGACCTCCTTGAGCTGATTGACCCATTGTTTGCTCTGCTTGTTGAATTTGTTTGTCTACAGTCTCTCTTGCTTTAAGAGAAACGTGTTCCAATATGTGTTTATTTAAATCAACAGCAATTTGTGGCATAATGTTGACAATAGGAGATAGTCCAAAAGTAATATGAGCTTGAATGTGTGCATCATGATTTTGTCCTTCATATGCCTCAATCTTGTCACTATCTATAAGTTTTTGATTTTCTTTTGTAGGACTCATTGGCTCTGGTTTTTCTAGTTTCATTATTTTATCAATATCTTTAACTCCAAGAGCCTCATACATTCTCATGTAAGCTTCTTTGATGTTATGTAATTGTGGTGCTGATGTGGCAAGTTGTAATTGTGTTTGTGCTAATTGAATTCGTTGTGCCATAGAGAATATGTTTGGATCAGCAACAGGAATAATATCTACACGTTCATCAAAATCCATTTGTTTTATAGATTTATCTCCTCCAACAACTTGATAAGGATATTCATCAGGTAAATATGTTTGAATAACATTAGCCAGTAATTTAAATTCTTTTTGCATCGCATAATACATTCTTTTGTGAATACTACTCATGATACGCGAACCGCGTTCTAATAATGCAATAGTCGTTCCAACAGGTGCTCCTTGATTTGCATCACCAACTTGCATGTCAGCTATCTGAGCAAATCGTTGTCCTGCCTGTACTACGAAACCTAAAAGAGCAAATAATGTTTGAGAAGGTTCTTTGTAAGGAAGAGGCATTAAGCCTTCACGAATAGCTCCTGAAGGAGCATCCACGTCTCTAAACTCACCTGGTTGTAAAGGTTGATCATTATCGGTTATACGTAGACCACGTGTCTTGAACCCTGCAGGTAAATTCGCTAATGTTCCTGCATCAATTAATTGACGTAAAGATTGTGTCGCGGTTCGCGATAAACCTCCAATTAAATGTATTAATCCAAACCCATAAAACCCTAAACCAGGAAGGAATTTATAATGAACAAAATACTGTTTCTTTTTGTACAATTCATCACCTTCATCATAGTTTCTTCTTATGGATAAAACTTTTCCCGACTGCTCTTCCATTGTAACAATGTAAGGAAGTTTAATACCTGTTGGTTCTCCTGATTTATCTTTATCTTCAAATCCTTCTAAATCTAGATCAACATGCATTTCTAATAAAGTAATGATATCGGCACTGCCTGTTTGTTGAATACCATCTATCTGATCTATCTTTCCTTTAATGTCTGCAGAACTGTACGACGTTGTTTCTGAAGAAGGACTAAGATCAATGTCACGATAAAATCCTGCTACTTGTTTTTTGCGAATATCATTTTCTGACTGCTTCACTACATGTGTAATGCGCTCACAAGAATCTAAATCTGTTGCCGTATAAGGCACCACTAAATCCTCTGCAGGAACAAACTTTGATACGGCGCGTCCTAACTGCCCATCGTAATAAACTTTTTTGAAGGTAGAACCACTGAGCGGTAAATAAAATAACATTTGATCAAGCTCAGGAGTGTACTCTTCCATAACATTGGTAATTTGATAATTCATGAATTCTTTTACGCGTTGCGCTTGTTGATACACTTCAACATCTTCTTTTCCTATAACACGTGTTCGAACAGGGCCATCAGACGGCATCATTTCTTTGAAAGCCGTCGAGCTAAATTGTGTAACTGCTTCCGCTAATAAAGGATGGGTAACGCCACTTGCTCCTTGAAACGGCTTAGATCTATCTTCATATTTAAAACCTAAAAGATCAAGACCTTGTGTATATGTTCTTGACCATTCATCACGCGATGATTTATCATTTTCATATTCGTCAAACAAATCAGCGGCGATACGTCCTAATTCATCTTCCTCCATATCTTCTGCAAGATTGGCAAAAAAATCATTTTCCACGGACGGCGGTTCATCGGACACGGTAACCTCTTCAGAAACAATCTCTATTTCAACAGGTTCCTCATTTTTAATTGCGTCTTCAATCGTTTCACCAACAACAGATTGTATTTTTTGATCTATATTATTT